AATTTTGATATTGCAATAGATGGTATTGTAAAGATTAAAGGTTTCTCTGATTTAGTTAAAGTCCGTGACGGCTTAGTTATCTTAGATGAGTTGAACTTGTGGTTTCCTAGTCGCCTCTGGCAATCGATACCTCCTGAAATTCTCTCTCTCTGGGCTCAATCCAGGAAGCGAGGCATTGATTTATTCTACTCTACACAGCATTTAGACAGAGTAGATAAGGTCATTCGGGAAGTAACAAACTATGTAATTAGATGCAATTCTATTTCTATTTTCGGTCTTCAATTTTTTGTCTATTCGACATATCAGCCAGAAGAATGGGACAAGCAAAATAGAAAGTCTCTCGGACGACGTATTGTTCGTTTTAAACAGTCTATTGCTAATTTATACGACACATACCAGATCATAGAAGATATTGCAACTATTTTAGAAAAAGAAGCTCGCTTGCAACAAAAGAGCCACAATAGGGATCTTGGCGTCCCTATTGTAAGGGGGGTAGGTCGGCAATGAGGGTCTGCGTAGACAATCTATGTTATAATGTATGTAACGATGTATACACCATGTGTCGACGCAACGGCTATACTAACAGTAGCCGTTGCGTCTCACCGGTGAGACAAATAAGGAGAGGAGAGGAAAAGATGGCTATTGCCAAAACGATATATCTTGACGAGGAGTTTTATAAAGTTCTGGATAGGTTACGTAGCGATGATATTTCTTTTAATGCTTATGTAAATAGGATTCTTTTATCTTATGTATTACATAATTTTAGATATCTTTCAGACGATGATATCATTAATATTCTTACTTCTTTCATAATGCAAAATATTGACGAGTTTAGAAATTTTCTTGCTAATTATTTAGAAAATAAAGCTTAGCAGAAAGGAGGGACTAAGGGGACTGCGCGGTCCCCTGAACACATGGTTGATACTTTAAGTATAACATACAAAGTTAGTAATACAAATGTTGACAGTTTAATTCACAAGGGATGGGATTATAGACTTAACATTTCAGGGGGTCAAGGTTCTGAGGTTTTCTTTAATGATATAAGGGATAAGAGATACTTTTTTTATTGTCCTGGTAATATTCTTAGGGTTGAGTTTTCCGTTCCTAACATTCTTTATGGTAAAAATTACTTACTAGTTAAGTCTTCAGATATTCCGGCTATTAAGGAAATTTTACGTTCTGATGATGTAATTAATTATTTCTCTCCAGTTTCTTATAATTGTAATGTTTCCAGAGTTGACTATGTTGTAAATTTTAAAGTGGATGATACCAGTAAGTATATACAGTCTTTTAGTAATGTTAATATTCCTCGTATGACTAAATCTATTTATAATGATAGTCAAACTGTCTTTTATAAAAATTCACGTAGGGCAATTAGAGTATATGATAAATACAGTGAGTGTAAGCAAGAAGAAACTCGAGGTATACTGAGACTTGAAACTCAATTAAGAAGTAAATATCTTAATGATGTTCTTTCTGACAGAAGCTTTGATAATGTAGTTAATTTTCAGACTGCTGTCTACTTCTTGAGTGATGCGTTTAACACTCTTAGGGCTGGTTATATGTGTATCTCTGAAGATACTGTTCTTAACATTCTTTTCTCTAAATATAAACCTACTTATGCAAGTGCTTTGTATGGTTTTTATAAGTTAATAGTTGAGTATGGAATAGATAATGTTAAAAGATTATATTCTAAAGCTACTTTTTATAGATATTTACATGTCTTTAATAGCTTGAATATCAGATTATATAATGAAGTCTTAGATACTCTTGATTTCAGAGAAGCCGTAAGGAGTATAGCATGAAAAGGATTGTTTCTCTTTCTGGTGGTAAAGATAGTACAGCAATGCTTTTACTTCTTCTAGATATGGATATTTCGATAGATTATGTAGTTTTCGTTGACACTACAAAAGAATTTCCTGAAATATATGATAATGTTAGTAAGTTAGAGAAATATATTTCTCCTATTCCTCTTATCCGTCTTCGTTTTAATTATGATTCTTATCTTCCTAAGTATGGTTTCCCTTTTTTACGCTCTAGATGGTGTACTGGATTTAAGAGGGATTTAATGCGTTCTTTTGCCACTTCTCTGAGAGATGACTATATAATGTATATTGGTATAGCTTATGATGAATCTCATAGAGTTAGATTTAAAAAGCATCTTGTCTATCCTCTTGTTCAATTTAAAATTACTGAGTCACAAGCTTTAAAGATATGCTACTCACATGGGTTTGATTTTTCTGGACTCTATAATATTGTTGACAGGACGGGTTGTTATTGTTGTCCTTTTTCTGTTAAAAGGTTATATTCTGTTTATAGACATTATCATGAATTGTTTGAGGATATAAAGAGAATGGAGGATATCTCTAGGAACAAATTCACTCCAGATTGTTCTATCTACGATTATGAAAGAAAGTTTTCTAAAATTATACCGTTACCTCTTGACAATATTTTTTTATGATGTATAATGTAGATGTATAAATTTAATTTATAAAGCGAGGTGATTGTAGTGAAGGTAACTCTGGTAGGTAGTTATTTAGGGCATGTTACAAAGACTGTAAAGGATAAGGTAACTGGTGAGATAAGATTGTTAAATTATCTACGGCTCTTAGTAGATAATGACGTTGTTGATGTTTATCTTAGAGATGGTTTCAAAGAAGATGGTTATAATGTTATGGATCAGATCGTTATTGAAGCTGACGTCAGGGCTAAAGACAACAAACTGCTTTTCAGGAGTTTGCAATGATCGAGTGTCCTAACTGTTATAAATTTCTGTACGTTCTAGAATACACTATTACAATTCAGGAAAAAGGTATCTATTCGCTAGATCAGAATATTCATAATCAAGTTGACGATGTTAAAACTTCTTATTCTTTTTATTGCCCTTATTGTCATATTCTTATTTCTACTTCTCTTGATGATGTTAAATCACGTATTAAGAAGAAGGCGATTATTTTATGAGTGAGCTTGATTATCTAGTTTCAATAGCTGATAGTTGTTATAACTCATCTTTAAAGCTCAATAGTATTCTTGATGCTACATACATTACTAGTATTTATGAAAGATTCGTATTTACACTTTTAGTTTTTGCTTGTATATTTATTATTGCTGCTTGTATAAAGTATCTCTTCGGTCAGAGAGGTAAAGGATAATGGTTGAGTTTGATATTTATGGATTTATTCAGTATTTCATATCTACTGTTATTCCACTGCTTATTATCTTTAGAACTTTAGCTTGGCTTGTCGATAGATTTTTGATGAGGTGGTGAGATGACAGATATTAGTAGCATACTAACCGCGGTATTTGTTAGTGCCGGCATACTATATTTCGTCAGTGAGGTTTTAGATTTCTGGTTTGAAAGGGGGTGAATCTTAGTGCAAACTCCAGTAGTTGATTTATCTGCTATGGTAAATACTATAGAGGGACTTATTACTGGCAATCTTAACACAATTTTAGGTCTTGCTGCTATTGTAATTGGTGCTCCTCTCGTAGTGCGACTCTTCAAAAGAGTTGTTAGGTAGTGATGAAGACGAGGACTAGGGACAATCCCTGGTCCTCCTTATAATTTAAGGAGGTGTAATATGTTTATAGTTTACAAGGATAATGAAATTGTATATAGAACTCAAGATTTTTTAGATGCTTTTAAATATGCACGTGAACTTTCTTCTAAAGGATATAAGTCTTTTATAACTGCTTCGAGTGACAGGCAGTTATGGCCTCGTCCTCGTAGAGTTAACTTGTTTAGTGATAAGTGGGGTGATAAATATGAAAAATCTTTTTAGCATTATTCTTATTACTTCTTTATTTTTATTTTGTTCTTCAGTAGTTTTTGCTGCTACTGCAACTACTACAGGACTTACAAGTTTGACTCTCAGTAATCTTTATACTTCACTTGGTACTGATTTTCTAGTTCTTCGTGTTACAGGTGTTGGTACTGTCGCTGCTACAGTTACTGTAGGGTATCGTCAGACTTTCGATTTTGGGTATTTTTATGTTGGCGCTGGTAGTATACCTGGACAGACTGTTGATTTTACTTCTCCAAACTGGACTGACAACATTGTTTGGCAAGCTGAGATAAATATAAATCTCAGAAAGGCTGGTGATTACTTTGAGAAGTTATTCAAACAAAATCAAAATACTAGCAACTCTTCTAGTAGTAGTACTACTAGCAAATCTAAATAGTAAAGAAGCTTACGCTGTCACTAAGCAAGATTTCATAAACTTAATGTTTAATGATCCTTTCTATTTCACTGTTTTTGCTCTGACTCTTACTGCTGCTGGAATTGTTTCATCCCAGGATACTGTTCGTCGTTCTTACGAGTATTTTGTGAAAACCTGGATTCCTTACGAGATTAACCAGGGCTCTCAATATATTTATAATGATCTCGTAAATGCTAAGAATGAGTTTCTTTCCTGGCTCTCTTCTCACGGTATGAAGTTTAATAAAGATGCATTACAAATGTATCTTCCCAACAGCGCTTATACTGGATATCCTATACGGGATATGTATAACTGGGTAGTAAATGTACTTAAACAAGCACATAAAAACGATGCGATGGAAAAGCTAGGTTTCACATATGTTGACAATTGTCAATTGACTTATCCAGATAATTACACTACAGCTCCCCCTGACCAGTGGCATTATACAAACTTCGTTACTATAGACGGTTTTGCTGTTCAATATACACCTGCTACTGTAGACGTTAAGTATACTTCTCAGAATGGAGATATATCTGTTGGAGATATACTAAGTTACTACGGCGTTGACAGAGTAATTTATGTAACTACTGCCCGCGGACTTGCTAGCTGTTTAGACGGCGATAATCCGCTCGAAAACCAGCCTATCATAGCTGGATATGACAATAACGGAAAATACACCGTAATTCTTACTCCCGCTGTTGCACGCTCTATCCTTGGTGAATATACAGGGCAGTTTCTCAGAAACCTGGGGCTCAATGCGTCAGATACAGGAACAAACTATCTCGGAAAGCTCGCATCTTCTATGTCTACCGCTGCTATACCTCTTTCTTCTCCAGGTACAACTACTCTTTTGGATATGTTGAATCCGTCTATTACATATCAAGACTTATCACAGATACAGTGTGATATATCTAAAGACTATCCGCTTATATATGCACGCATTGCAGATCAGATGTATATTGCTAGCTTTAATGTCTCCGTTCAGGGTGGCGCAGACTACTCAGATATACTTGAACAGATTAAAGTTAATACTGAGACTATTAAAGCAAATCTCGAGAATACTAAAAATACAATGCTTTCTAAGTTTTCTACTCTTGAGAGCCTCGCAAACGACATAAAAAGTAACGTTTCTAATCTAAGTACTGCTATAAATGACACTAGGACTGCTGCTATAGATGCAAAGAATGCTGCGACAGATGCAAAGAATGCTGCTATAGAGACTAAACAAGCTGTTCAATCAATGCAAACCGATATTACCGATACTAAACAAGCTGTAACTTCACTTACTCAACCAGTTCAGACTATACAACAAGATGTAACAGAGAGTAAGGGCTTTCTTTCCGATATAAAAAGTATGCTTTCAGACATTAAAGATTCTATTCTTCATCCAGAGAGAGCTCTTGAAGCTCTTCTTAAAGCTCTATTCATTCCTTCTCCTGAAAGTCTGGACTTTACTGATGTTAAAGAAGCTTACTCCCAGGTATTCCCGTTTGACTTGCTAGCTCAACTGGGAAATACTTTTTCTTTAGATTTAGTCTATGAAGGATCTCCCCACTACACAATTATGGTCTTCTCAAATCCTCTTAATCTAGATTTTGAAGCTTTGTCTCAACATGCTAACCCTCGTTTTCGGGAGATTGTAAAATGGTTTATATATGTCTATTTTACTCTATCAGTTTTTAGAATGTTAATTCCTCAATTTAAGATATAAAAGGAGGTAAAAGATGATTACAGATGCAATCTTAGATTTTATACATGCTAGTTTATTGTCTCTTGCTCATTTTCTACCTCATTCTCCTGACGTACTACAACTTCCTCAAGTTGGAACATTTATCCGTAATATTGCTGAATGGGTCGCACCTTTCGACAAGATATTGCCTATTCACGAGACTATAGTATTTATTGGATCATTCTTTGTTGTATTGTCAGCGTTTCTAACTGCCTGGCTCATCAATAGAATAATCAATCTAGTCAGGGGGTCCGGATGATTACTGCCTATGTAGGTCTCCCTGGCACAGGGAAAACTTATGGCTTAGTTTTAGAGGCTTTAAAAAGTATAAAGCAAGGACGCAAAGTTTACTCTAATTTTGATATTGCAATAGATGGTATTGTAAAGATTAAAG